AAGTAATATCTTTGTTGGTCTAGAAATTAAAGATAGTATCTTCTCTTATTAAATTTTTCCCCACATCTCTCTAGCTGCTCCTTCGGGGGTGGTTAGGGGGGTGTGGGGATTTATTTTTTTTTTTTTCAAATAGGATTTGTTATGGAAATTATTAACGCTATAGCATACCTAATAGCAACTTATGCTATTATTATGCATATTAAACATAAACTAACACATTCTAAGTGTGAGTACTGTGGATGCCAAAAGGATTGTAAATGACATTAATTTCTCACCTACCCCTTCCCAACATGCCTTTCGAAACACACGAGAATATAGTCTTTAAACCTTATAATGAGGCTATGATGCCAGAAGATGGCGCTTATCGAGAGACTAGAGAAGAAATGATAACAGCTCAAGAGAAAAGAGCTCAAAAGGTTTTAGAAAAAAATTGGAGAGAAAAAGCTGAAGAGCTAATGACTCTACAAAAACAACAAAACAACACTTACTATGAAAGACAACGATTATTTCAAGGAGAAGTTCTTGATATTTCTGTCTAAAAATAATACCTGACGTTTAAGAATAAACTTAATAACTTTGCTAAGGCTCTGCCAAAGTGATATCTAGGACTTCTCTACTGATACTTGAAAGAGAATGCTCTGAATGCCCCCCGATAGTATCCTCTCTATGCTTCTTGCGTATACAGCGCGGGGGGTTATTGATATCACTTTGGTATCCTTAGTGTAAGTATTAAAAACTATACTTTTGTATTAGTTGGTTATAAATAAGAAATTAAATGTTTTCAATAAGTTATTATAGTATTCTTTTAAATATATGAAAAGAATTATAAAAAATTTCAATTGAAAAACATTCCAGAAAGAAGGACTGAACAAAATGGCTAATCCGAATCCGACTAAGCCTCAGATGGGTGGTCGGCGTGAAGGCGCTGGTCGTCCTAAAGGGTCTAAGAATATTAACTCTATGGCGTCTGTTAGAAAGCTTGAAGAGCTTCAATTTGATCCTATTGAGATGATGGTTAAGAAGTATAACTATATTGAAGAGCAGTTAGCTCATCATCACAGCGGTAAAACACCTTTAGGTGGTGGTGCATATGCTCAACTAGTAGCTACTCAAGGCACTCTCATTAATAACTTAATGATGTATGGCTATAAGAAAATCCCTGATAAGATCGAGCAAGAGGTTACTGAAAAGAAACCTATTTCTATATTACTCACTAATAATAAGGAAAAAGACGATGAGTGATTCGGATCCTTGGCATCTCTCTAAGAGTGTGCCTGTAACATTTATTTTAGCCATCTTATTTCAAACAATAGCTCTTGTATGGTATGTATCTAGCTTAGATAATGCTATACAAAATAACACTAGAGACTTAATGCGTCAAGAAGTTCGCTTAGAAGCTTTAGAAGATATAGTTCAAACTCAAGCTTTAACTATGGTACGTATGGATGAGAATATAAAGGCCATCAGAGAAATGATGGAACAAGATAGACAGAAAAGTATACAAGGTAGATAAAAGATATATCCCTGATAGCACTAACAACAGCTAGGGGAATACTATGATAGATCCAATTACTGCTATTGCTGGAGCCTCGGCTGCGTTTAACGCTATCAAAAAAGGCATCAGTATAGGTAGAGACTTACAAGACATGGGGGGTCAACTCTCTCAGTGGGCAGGTGCTATGGCTGACATAGACTTTGCTCAGAAACAAACAGATAACCCACCTTGGTATAAAGCTTTAGGTGGTGGTGTAGAAGCACAAGCTATGCAAGTGTTTGCCGCACAAAAGAAAAGAGATGCAATGCGTAAAGAGTTAAAAGACTTTATTTGTGTTGCCTATGGACCATCACACTGGGAAGAGCTTTTAGGAATTGAAGCAGAGATTCGTAAAAAGAAAAAAGACCATGAGTTTCGTAAGATGGAACTTAAACAAGCTATAATTGAGTGGAGTGCTGGAATATTTTTGTTAATATTCCTATTAGGCTGTCTCACAGGCTTTGTATGGTTTACAACATCAAATTAGAGAATAGTTATGGAAATTAATTTACATGAAGGGCAGTCTGATGTTATCAGAGATCTGTTCGTAGATAAGTCTTGCAGATATGCAGTAGTTAATGCTAGTCGTGGCTTTGGTAAGTCATACTTAGCAGCAACAGCAGCTATTGTAGCAGTACAAGAGTTAATGGAACTAGACGAGTCAGTACCTAATAAAAACGTAGCACTAATAGCACCTACTTACTCTCAGGCGGTAGATATTTACTATCCACTAATAGCTTGGCAGTTAGGTATGGAAGACTTTGCTGATAAAGCATCTAAGGCGGCTGGAACGTTTTGGTTTCCTAATAACGTACTACTTAAGCTTTGGTCTTATGAGGCATCACAGCGTATGCGTGGTACGGGTCAATACTTTGTAGTAGCCGATGAGGTTACTTCATGGAAAGGTGCAGGTATGAATCTCAAGGAGTCTTGGGAGTCTATTATACAACCTTGTGTGAGTACTCGTTGGTCTCCTCAGAACGCTAAAAAGTTTGGGGCTAATGCTGGTAGAGCGCTTATTATTAGCACTCCCAGAGGCTATGACTACTTTTATGAAATGTATAACAGACAAGATTCTGATGAAGACTGGAAGAACTATCATTACACATATCATGACTCTCCATTCCTCGATGAGGAAGAAATCGAGAGAGTAAAACTAACCCTTGATCCTTTAAAGTTTGCCAGAGAGTATACTGCAAGCTTCGAAGACTCTGGCACTAATGTATTTTATACATTTAACAGAAAGGATCATATAGACAAAACACTTCCTTCATTCCAAGACGAAGAGGATGTTCATGTAGCTATCGACTTTAACGTTGGTATTATGGCATCAGTTATCTTCGCAATTAGGGGTAGTCAAATACACATCTTAGATGAGATGCAAGGACATCCCGATACTGAAACCCTAGCAAGGGCGCTTACGGAAAAGTATAATGGTCATCGTATCATTAGCTATCCGGATCCTTCTGGGAGGGCGAGAAAAACTTCAGCTGCTGTCGGTGTTACCGATTTTAAGATCCTAGAGACAAACAAGATCGTCACCAGAGCACATACAAAAGCTCCACCGATTGTAGACTCAGTAGCAGCTGTAAATAAAAAGTTTAAGAACGCCAATGGTGATATTGACATGCTTATACATCCTAAGTGTGTTAATACTATAAGGTCTCTAGAGCGTACACAGTGGGTAGAGTCTAACCCAGATAGTGCTACGATTGATAAGAAGGAAGGTATTGAACACTGGACAGATGCCCTGCGTTATGCAGTAGAATATCTGTATCCAATTAGAGCAGGAACTAAAGTCGTTAAGCGCGGTTTTAGTTTTTAAGGAGATAAAATGGCTATTAAAAAATTAAAAAAGAAAATAAGTAAATCAAAGGCCACATTTAAACGTCAATACAAACGAAAAAGAAATCCAGGTTCAACTGCTGCGAATGATGCCGCTATTTCTGCTGCTGCAGGAATTGGGTCTAGTCCTTTAGGCGCAGCTGCTATTGGCGTTGGCGTTGGTGCAATTAGAAATAGAGGCTCTAAAACTTTAGCAGGTCGAGCAGGTGCTGCTGCAGGAACAGCTGCCCGTAAGGGTCGGAAATTATCCGAGAAGCATAAAAAGGCTATCTCTAGAGCACTTAAAGGTAGGAGACGGTAATGGCATTAATTACTATAGCTAGAGCCGCCGCACCTTATGCAGTAAAAGCAGCTAAACACGGATATAAAGCATATAAATTAGGTCGTAAATCTAAAGCACTTACTGTAGGAGCTTCAAAAGCTTCTTCTCAAATGATAAAAGCTAAAAGCTATTCAAGAGCATCAGATACAGCTTTTGCTAAAGGGTTAACGTCATCACCTCTTAGATTTAAAAGAGCAGCTAGACTAGGTAGCTTTGCAGTTAATGCTAAAAGGGCTTCTAAGGTATTAGAAAAACGAGCTGTTAAAAATTTAGCGGGAGCTAAAGCAATTAGCAAAATAAAAAAGTCTGGTAGCATGTCTGCTAAACTAGGTTTATTTGCTGGAAAAAATAGAAATAAAATTCTAGGTGGTTTAGCAGTAGGAGTAGGTGCTATTGGCGTTAAAAAACGCAAACCCATGAGTGCAGCTACTAAGCGTAAAATTTCTCAAGCACTTAAAGGAAAGAAAAGGAAACGTTAATGGCAATAGGTAGAGGATTTGGGATGGGCATGGCAGGAACTGCTATGTTAGTTAGCCAAGCAAGTAAAAAAAGAAATACTAAAAAAGCTAAACTTAAAAGAGTTATAGGAAAAGGAAAAAAGAAACTTTCTGAAGCTCATAAAAAAGCTATCTCTAGAGCACTTAAAGGAAGGAAACGTTAATGGCTACAACTAGACAAAAAAGACGATCTAAACGTAAATCTAAAAAAGAATTAAACGCCGCTAGAGGAGCAGGCACAATAGCTGGAGCAGCCATAGGTGCTGTTGCAGGGGGTGCTATTGGGAGTGCAGGTCGTAAGATTAAAGGTAAAAATGCGGGTAAAAGAGCCGCTAGACGAACAGCAGGTGGAATAGCAGGTGCAGCTATAGGAGGTGCTGTAGGAGCTGGTATAGGTTCGGCTGTAGGTGGTACAGCTTATAAAATGACTTCAGCACGTAAAGCAGCCTTAGCCAAAGCACGTAAGATTTCAGCACAACGCCGTAAAGGTAAGAGGAGGTAATACTATGCCATCAGGTAAAGGTACTTATGGAACTAAACGCGGTCGTCCACCTAAAAAGGGCGGCAAGAAGAAATAAAATGGGCAGATCAAATCCACGCTTATGGGAAAGCGCAAAGAAAACAGCAGTGTCTCGTATGGGTGGGCATTCTGCTAGAGCAATGCAACTTGCCGCTAAGATCTATAAAGAAAGAGGCGGCAAGTATACAGGCTCAAAAACTAAAGCCCAAAAGTCTATGACTAAATGGACTAAGCAAGATTGGGGGACAAAGAGTGGGAAGAATAGCATTAGTGGTAAAAACGCTACTGGTGAGCGTTATCTTCCTAAAGCAGAGCGCAACAAGCTTACCAAAGCTCAGTATGCCGCCACCACTCGAAAAAAGCGAGCTGATCTTGCAAAGGGAAAGAAAGTTTCCCAACAACCGAAAAAGATTAAAAAGAAATTAAATAAAAAGAAATAGCTTTTAATGCCCATCTGAGGATCGGTAGAAAGGAAACTACACATGCCACGTTCAAATATAACATCTAAGTCAAAAGACTTAATAACAGATGATGGTGCTATACTTGCATCTGTTGTAAAAGGTGAACAAACAAGGTTAAATATTACTGTAGGTTGGCTTACTAACTTATCAGGTTATACTATTACTGCTAAAGTAGTAGAAGGTAATAACGTCCAAGGAACTGGAGCTACGCCCACTGATGTTGACTCTAGTAACCCTGTTATTACTACTTTAACTATTCTTGATAGCACCCCTACAGATAATCAATTCGAAATTGTTATCCCACATAATCTTATCGATACATGGGGAACTTACCCTATTCCTGATAAACCTGTCTATGGTTTTATAGGTCTTGAAATTAAAGACACTGGTTCAGGAACAGCACAACAAATTTGGAAACCGATGCGTGGCCTTGTAGAAGTACGCTACTCTCCTACGGAGGCAAGCTAAATGTCTTATGCTATTACAATTAATGGAAACAACTATGCTTTAACAAGCACATCACAAGATGTTAACCTTACTCTGTCTAGAACAGGCGGTCAAGGTGCTAAAGGTGATTCTATCACAAATGCCTCTATTGATAGTAATGGAGACTTTCACGTAATAATAAGTAACTCAGCAGGACAACAAGTACAAGATGTAAATCTTGGTGGTGCTAATTTAATTGCATCTATTACTGCTTTAAAGGTTGCTACAGAAGCTGCTGCAGATACTGTTGATGATGTGTTTTTAGGCTCTAAGTCTTCAGCACCTAGCCTCGATAATGATGGTAATGCTCTTCAAAACGGAGCTATGTACTTTGATACTACAACTTCTGCTTTAGGTGTATACAACGTAAATACTTGGCAATATCCTATTGCATTAGCAACTACATCGGCTACTGCAGCGGCTAACAGTGCTACCGCAGCAGCTACTTCGGCTACAGCAGCGGCTACCTCTGCGACAGCAGCTAACACTTCTAAAGTCGCAGCTGAAACAGCAGAGACTAACGCTGAAACAGCAGAAACCAATGCAGCCACGAGTGCTACTAATGCTTCAGCGAGTGCTTCAACAGCTACTACGAAAGCAGCTAATGCAGCTACTAGCGAAACCAATGCAGCTACCTCGGAAACTAATGCAGGTAATAGTGCTACATCTGCTACTACGTCTGCTACGTCTGCCTCTAACTCTGCTACTAGCGCAACAGCTAGTAAAACTGCTGCAGCTACCTCAGAAACTAATGCTGCTAATAGTGCAGCTAGTGCAGGGTCTTCAGCTACTGCAGCAGCTAACTCAGCTACTACAGCAGGGAATCATTCTTCTAATGCATCAGCAAATGCTATAAGTGCAGCTAATAGTGCGACTTCAGCTACTGCTTCAGCTACAAGTGCTCTTAATTATAAGAATGATACAGCAACAGACAGAGCAGCAGTAGAGTTATTATTTGATAACTTTGATGATAAGTTCTTAGGCACTAAAGCATCAGATCCAACTTTAGATAATGATGGTAATGCTTTAGTAGAAGGGGCTATGTACTACAACAGTACAAATAATGCTATTAAGTTTTATAATGGAACAGCATGGGAATCCCCTGAAGCAGCAGCCTCTAATAGTGCTACAGCAGCAGCTACAAGTGCTACTAACGCAGCTTCTTCAGCGGCGGCTTCTTTAACGTCAGCTAATAATGCTGCTACCTCTGAAACTAACGCAGCTACTTCTGCAACTAATGCAAGCAATAGTGCTTCAACAGCAACTACTCAAGCAAGTAATGCCGCCACAAGTGCTACCAATGCAGGGAACTCAGCTACAGCAGCAGCTACTTCTGCAACTAATGCAAGCAATAGCGCAACAGCTTCTGCTTCAAGTGCTACTACTGCTGCTACAAGTGCAACTAATGCTTCTAACTCTGCAACTGCTGCTAATACTTCAAAGGTTGCTGCAGAGACTGCTAAAACTGCTGCTGAAACTGCTGAAACTAATGCAGAAACAGCAGAGACAAATGCTGCTAGTAGTGCTACTGCGGCTGCAAGTTCAGCAACTGGTGCTGCATCAAGTGCTACTGCTGCTCAGACCGCTCAAACAGCAGCTGAAGCTGCTTTAGACAGTTTTGATGATCGATACTTAGGAAGTAAATCTTCTAATCCTTCAGTTGACAACGATGGTGATGCTCTTATAGCAGGTGCATTGTATTTTAACTCAACTGATAGTTCGCTTAAGGTTTATGATGGATCAAATTGGGGAGCCACAGCAGCTACAACAGAAGCCATTCAAGATGTTGTTGGAAGTTTAATTACTGGAACAACAGGTGTAAGCGCAACTTATAATGATTCAGGTAATAGCTTAACTATTGCGGGTACAGCAGCAACTACTTCTGCAGCAGGTACAATGTCGGCAGCAGATAAAACTAAACTTGATAGTATTGAAGCTAGTGCAGATATAACAGATACAACTAATGTGACTTCTGCTGGTGCTTTAATGCGTTCTGGCGGTAGTATGACAGGCAACTTAATACTTAATGCTAACCCTAGTGCTGCATTAGGGGCCGCTACAAAGCAGTATGTAGACGCTGAAGTATCTAGTCTTGTTGACTCTGCACCTTCTACTTTAGATACCCTTAATGAACTAGCAGCAGCCTTAGGCGATGACGCTAACTTTAGCACTACTATTACTAATAGCCTAGCAACTAAATTACCTTTAGCTGGCGGTACTATGACTGGCAACCTGAGCATGGGTGATAACGTCAAAGCCATCTTCGGCGCTGGGTCTGACCTACAGATTTACCATGATGGGTCTAATAGTGTTATAAAAGACGCTGGAGATGGAGACTTACAACTTCTAGCGGATAACTTTGCAATAAAAAATGCTGCAAATACCGCACCATATATAAATGGTGTTTCTGGCGCACAGGTACGCATATATCACGGCGGCTCTGAAAAACTCGCCACCACCTCCACAGGTGTAGACGTCACAGGCACTATCAACAGCGATGGCTTGCATATTAGCACAGGCTCATCATCACTCCCTGCAATAAATCTAAGCCACAGTAATGCAAATGCCGATAACTTTCAAAT